GTATTTAGAGTTGTACAGCCAGGTGCAATAGAAGAAAATAGAATAGTAGAAATAAACAAACCTTTATTAAATGATCTTGGCAATGCTGTTGGAAGATGGAATGACTATGCTACAGCTAATTTTGATATAAGAATAGTAGCAGGTTCTACAATGCCTGTTAATAGGTGGGCGTATCTACAAGAATTAAAAGAATTATTAAATGCTGGAGTTGTTGATAGAACAGCAGTTCTTGCTGAAACAGACCTAAGAAACAAAGAGAAGATAGAAGAAAGATTAGGTCAAATACAACAATTACAATCTCAAATACAACAGCTTGAAGATGATATGAGTGATAAAGAAGGTACTATTGAAACTCTTGAAAGACAACTTGTTCAACTTGGTATTAAAGATAAAGTTCGTCAAGCAGAGATGGAAATTGAAAAAAACAAGCATGATTTAAAAACAAAAAATACTAAAGAAAACTTAAAAACAGAAGCTGAACAGAAAGTATTAAGGAACTCTATGCAAAGAGATGCAGATGAAAGAAAAAGAAATATGGATTTAGCTTTAGAAAATTTTAAAAATAGTTTGCAACAGCAAGAAAATAAAGTTTAATTTAACAAGGAAAATAAAATGACAAAACAAGACAGTAACTTAGATATTGAGACTGTAATGCAAGGCGACACAGACGAGGTATCTAACTCTGAAGGGTTTTTTGAAAATCTTGAATCCAGCACAAATAGCATGATTCAAGACGATCCTCAACCAGAAACTGAACAGGTAACTCAGGAAACTGACTCTGTAGACACTGGCAATGTGGAAGATAAGCTTACCGATTGGAAACAGGAAGCAGAAACTGCTAAAAAAAGATATTCTGATTCTACTCGAGAAGCACAAAGGTTAATGGAAACAAATGCAGCATTAAAAAAACAGCTTGAACAAGCTGGAGATGTAGCAAAGTTTAAACCTTTGATTGACCAGTTAAAACAAGATCCTACTGCAGTAAATGCTTTAAAGGATCACTGGAATGGAAATGCTGATCCAAAGAAACAATTTGGAGAGGATTTTGTTTTTGATGCTCATGAAGCAGTAACAAATCCTAATTCAGATTCAGCAAAAGCCTTAAAGCAAATGATTGATAGAGAAGCTGACCAAAAAGTTAGAACTCGATTAGATGCTGAAAGAAGAAAGATGCAATCTACTCAATTAAATTTAAGGCAACAGCAAGTGGAAGAAGACTTTAAAAAAAGACAGAATATGTCTAATGAAGACTTTGAAGCAATGAAGCAATGGGCTAATTCGAGAGAAATGACAATAGATGATATTTATTATTTAATGAATCGAGAAAAAGCAAATGAGAATGCTACACAAGCTGGTAAACAAGATATGCTGAATCAGATGAAAGCGGTAAGAGACATTCCAACGAGTATGAGTAGTGCTAATAGTCCTTCTGATGAAAAAGATCCTAATGCACAAGCATGGGATATTATCAAAGGAATGGATGAAGGAGCAGAAAACTTGTTCGGTTAATCTTATAAAGATAACTGAACTTATTTAAATATTAAAATGGGAGTCAGTTATGTCTGATTTTTTAAGTGTAATAACTCCAAATGAAAATCTTAATGTTACCGATGTTGGTGGTCCAGCTTCCAATGGTGCCTCTTTAGGTACAGGTGATTTAAGAAGAAAGTATAACTTTGGAGATCAAGTAAGTGAGCTTGCAATAGCTCAAGATCCTTTCTTTAGATTTGTTTCTAAAGTAGGTAAAAAAGCAACAGATGATCCATCTTTCAAATATACTGAAAAGCGTGGTTCATGGCACAAAAGATATGCATATATTGTAGGATTTGATTCTAATGGTTCAGCTGAAGTTCATGATTCAGAATTAGATCAATCTGATGCAGCAGCAGCTGTGTCTGCTACAGGTCAAAATGTAGCTTTATACATGGCTACAGACTATAAAGCATCTGGAAATGTTCAAAATATTTATGGACAAAGTGGCAATAAAGTAGATGTTGGTGCTACAGGCACAAGACCTACATTCTTCTTTCCAGGACAACTTGTTAAGATACCAGTTATGAATGCTACTACAGGTACCACAATATCAGGTTATCATGTTATGAAAGTTACATCTGTTGTAACTTCTGATTTATCAGGTAATGCTGGTGTTGATAATGATGATATGGAATGTGTAAAAGTATCAGGTACTATTGTTAAGTTTGATAGTGGTGGTAATGAATTAGCTTCTTTTGCTTATAGTGCTGCTTCTGCTGATAATGGCTTCCAAACTGGTGGTTCTGGTTCTAATGAAGTTTATAATGTTAAAATTGAAACTTTAGAAAAACTAAGATCATATGTAGTTGGTACAGCTCATGAAGAAGGTTCTGGTTATCCTGAAACTTGGAAAGACCAACCTTACTCAACAGGTTTTGGATATACTCAAATCTGGAAAACTTCAATGGCTATGACAAATACTGCAAGAGCTACTGTTCTTAAGTATGAGCCAAATGAATGGGCAAGAGTATGGAAAGAAAAACTTATTGAACATAAGTATGACATTGAGCAAACATTGCTGTTTGGTGACCAAGCTTCTATAGGTGGTACTCAATATACTGAAGGTGCTGTTCCATTTATCTCTACATATGGTAATACATTTAGCTTAACAACATCTACTAAAACAGCTGATGATTTCTTAGATGATATGTCAAGTTACTTAGATCCAAGATATAACAACTCTACAGCTACTGTATTCTTCTGTAATACTGCAGTTTATAATTGGTTGCATAAACTTGGTGGATACTTCAGTAACAATCTTAATATCAACTCTAACTTTAGTGCTGACTTAGCAG